CGTCAGGTGCAATTTCAAACCCGATTGAATTTCTCAGGTATCCGGTTTGCTTGTGCGGTGGCGTGCCTGGTGCTGATGGTTCGCCGGGGAATGATCCTGCCACCGACAATATTTCTTTTGTGAACTCATCCATTTTGAATGTGCAACGCTGAATAGCCTTGACCATCGCAACATGGACGTTGCGAGAATATTTATTACCACGCCATTTGACAGTGATATTTGTGGCCATTTGTTTACCCTGCCGCCATGATTCTATAAGGTTGAATCAGTGTCGAAAGGAAGGGTGGCAAACCCTTCATAAACGCGGTGTTCAGGACATAGCTATAATCGCCAATCGACTCGCTGGAAGCGACCGAGGATTTCGATTGCATATCCAACATCCAGCACATAAACGCACCTATGAGCATATCCTGCACTGTCTGGTCAAGCCCATCGCTGGTGTATGTGACGACGATATTCGAGATGCCCGGTGTCCAGCCTGAAAGCTGATTCTGAAAGCCTTGATATTGTCGCGACAATCGACCATCGGAATCGAATTTCAATCCGGTGATGTCAGCGGAATTGCCGCTGATTACGACTGATATCAGTGCGGTGACGGGCGAACAATTGAGCCACAGGATTGTCTGATTTTCACCTTTGAACGATTGTATTTTGGTTCCGGCGGAAATCTCGCGGCCAAGTGATTGCACCAAGAACGATTCGGCGGCCATTGCAAGAGCCTGCAAAGGCCCCGGCGCAAGTGCGGCGAGTTGTGGATACAGATTGGTGACCGATGGCGAGATTGGCACGGTGGTATCTCTTGAAATAGATCCCGCCTGCACGGGGAAGACATGCAGGCGGGACGGGGCGGCGGAGAACTAAGCAACTAATTACAGGGAGACAAGAACGCGGCCTGCGTTGGGCTGTACGATCCGACCACCGCGACGAGCGCGAAGGACGAATTCGTACGCACCGTTTTTGTAAGCCGGTTGGTCGTTGACTTTGATGGTCGGACTGACCCGATCCAGCATGTAATACAACGACTTGAAATCAGCGTAATAAATAGCACGATTGCCAGTCGTGGCAAGATCTGCGACATTTTCAGAAATGATGATCGGACGCCCCAAAAGGCTACCGTTCAGCCAGGTGGATCCGCCACCGGGACTGTCACCGATGAATCCGTAATTCGGCATGAAGATCGGACGGCCCGCCGTGTCCAAAAGATTGGCGATCTTGCCCAGCGTGGTCGAATTCATCAACCATGCACCGTTCGTGCGGAACTGTTGCGGAGTGCCGTAGAACAGGGCTGAAAGGTCTTTGTATGCGATCTTGTCGCCAGTCGATACAGTGCCTGTCACGGTTGTCAGTACGCTTGTTTCCGTCAGGCCATAAGGTTGACTCGAACCGGTTCCCGAAACGATCGCAGCGTCAGTTGCAACCATCAAAGATTTTTGGAAAATATCGGGAATTAAGGTCGAAAGACCATAGGCGTTGTCTTCGAGGAGCGAGATCGAAAATAAGCCGTAGGCATAAACTTCGTTGACATTGATGTCGATCTGTTCGACCGTGAGGTTCGAGCCTTGATCGGTTGGGCTGGCTGGCGTTTCACCGCCCCATGTCACCGTGACTGGATAGGCAGGGTACTTGCTGTCAGTCGTCTTGACCCGTGGAAAACGAGTCGTCAGAGCGGTTGTCGGGATGGTCCTGACGCTGTCTTGCAACATGCCAGCCATCGGAGGTGTCATGATCAATTCTGACCACTGGATTGGCACCAGAGCAGCACCACCACCAGCTGTACCGGCGGCAACGCCTTCGGTAAAGGCTTTACGGACGATATCACCAGCCCCCGCGTAATCACGTCCACCGGATCGCATGAACTTGATGATTTCACGCTTGTATTCAGGAGTGCAAGCCTTCTCGATCGTGTCGATCGAATAACCTTCGGAAAGGTATGCTTCGACTGTCGCGCCTTTTGGCTCGATTTCAGGCAGGAAAGCCTTGTTTACAAGATTAACCTTGTACCCACCGTTAACCATGCCAGGCTGCGCCGTGTAGCCAGCCGGAGTGCCCTTGACATCGTAGGCCGATGCGGGTCGATTGGTGGCAGGAACTTGTGTCTCCCATGCGTTGTGGGCGGTGACGCTGGCTTGCAACTGGGTGCGGGAGGCGTCGATATCCTGTGACTTGGTGATAGCGGCACGGTTCGCAACTAGTCGCGATTGTACCGATGTCATTTCAGCCGCTTCTTCGGCGGTGTAACTGGATTTGGCGAGGAGTTCCGAAGCACGCGCCGAGAGGCTGGTGGCTTCGGACTGCAAAACAGCAATCTCGGAATTAAGCATGGTCGGTATACCTTTTCGCCGGGCTAAGTTAAGTCTGCGGCCTGCCCGTAAGAGCCACAGATAATCATGTACCTACATTATCACCTAATCTGGTCACAACGCAAGTGCAGGTGCCGTGTCAGGCGTGATCGTTGCAATTGCCGAGACGGAATAGGCGTCGAAACCCCATCCTTGAATATTCTTTTCGCACAACCACGCACGACCATTTTGACCCCATCGCGTGCCCCAACTGTTCTGCCAACGAATGAGCCATTGCCCATCTGGTGCACGTTTCATCCCTAAACCGCCCATCACAGCGTGGTTGTGCGAGCCTGAGCGGTTCGATGGGCATCCGTTCGCGTCCAATGCGTTGAAACCGGAATTGACTGGAACGCTGAAATTAAACGGTCTTCGTAGTTGAGTTGCAACGCACAAATCGTCCCAAGTCAGGAGCGTCGTGCCGATTTCAATTTTGAACCGCTTGCAATCATTGCGTGCCTGTTGCTTGACTGAGGACGGGTTGATCGTGCCGAATGGAACCAACGAAGTCTCGCAAGTGCCTGACTTCTCCAAGAGTTGCAACGCCTCGGCAATGCTTGACCCGGTATCCCAACCACGGCACAAGTCGGCATAAATCAGCCAGGGAGACAGTTCGATGTGTGGCTGACCGGCAATCCAGCGAGCCACTTCCAGCGATGTGGCTGCGGCGTGTCCGTTGCAGGCACCGAACTGGCCTTGATCTTTGATATTGATTGGGAAGTTGTCCGACTTCGTTAAGTCGAACTCCACCCATTCGCTTTGCGGGATGTCAGCCAGTGGCTGCGAACCGAGCTTGAGGCTGATGGACGGTGGGCGGTTGCCCATGCCACGCCAATCGTCCCCGAAACACGGGAATAGTTCGGGCTGGCTCATTTGATCGCCTCCAAGATCGCCATAATATCGGCCAGATTGGCGGGTCGAATCACCTTGACCAGCTTACCGGATGCGTCCTGCAATATCACACAAGGCGTGCCGGTGGATTGCAGCGACGCACGGAACCCAAGGCTGTCAACGTCCGATTCGGTTGCCAGATATGACCGGTAGTTGATCGCCTTGCGTTCGACCTCTGTTCTGAGGGCGGAATCGGTGCGCCACGCTGCCTGGTCGGGGTTGTCTGGGTCAACGATCACAGATAACCACTTGACGCCCGTGATGGGATCAGGGATCGGAATCGGGATCGGTCGTGGTTGTGGTCGCGGTGCGATATCGCCGGATCGGATTATCAACACTGTGCCGGACTGCTTGCCCACCAGGTAGGTGTTGCCACCATCGGTGATCGCCCAAGATGGTTCGGACATGGCTGGCAGGGAGGTTGCCACCATGTCAGCACCGTGAGCAGATGCACCGATCATAAGTAATCCGGCCAGAAATCGTCGCATCATTCTCCCTTGTAAACGGCGTGCATCTGTGCCTTCTGACCGTCAATCAATTCGACCAGTTCGTCGGCGGAAATCGTGCCAGGCTCACCGGAGTCAAGCGTGTCAGCAATTCGCCTGAGCAATGCTGGCAATACTGACTGAATCAGCGGCACGGCTACCAGCCTGATCAGGGGCCAAAGGATCGCGAATGGGATCACGGGGAACCCCATTTTATTTCGCTCGTCAGATGCGTTTGGTGTCATTTGCATTTTCCGCCGCAACAGGTTTTGACAGGTCGGAGCAAGCGTCTTGCGTACTCTCGTCCGTAGGTCTTTTGCTTGTGTCCGTAAAATGCCAGCCACGCCGGTGGCCCATTGATGACAGTCACGGTGGTGGCAACTGTCAAGGATTCCTTGACAGTTGGACACTGACCGTTTTGGCACGCTTGAGCGGTGACGAAAAAGAGTTCTGCGAGCATGTGTTGAGCCTTGTTTTTGAGGATATTAAGGGATGTTCCCGAAACAGATTTCGGGAACATCACGAAGTCAATCTGGATCGGGAAAGCGTCGCTCAAGTTCTTTGAGTTTCAATTCCTTTTCGATCGCCATTTTTTCACGTTTGAGGCGTATCGAATAGATCGCCTGTATCACTCCCGCTGCCGTTGCCAGCATGGCGGGGATAGACCGAATGAATGCAATCACAACTGATTCCTCCGGCTGAATTGCAACTTCTGCAACAGTCCAACCGGAATATAAGAACCAGATTGGGACAGTGAGAAGCGAATAATCAGCCGGCGTGGGAATATCAGTCGGTTGCATTTATGTTAGCTCAGCGAGGGTGGGAGTTTATCGCCTGATGCGAGGTAGCGTGCAAGCTGTGCGACTGCAAATGTGATTGCAATTCCAAGCGGCGCGATGGTATCCACAATCTTAGGCAGATCCGCTTGGATCACGCCGACGGCTGTGATAGCCCCCACAATAGCAGCACGGATGATTGTTGAACGTGCTTGGTCGTAGTTGACTTGACCCAAAATATCTTTAATCACTTTTTTTCACCTTTCGTTGGTGGCCTCTTGCGAAACTCCCAAGGTGCAATCACATTGGGATCTGACCACAAGCCCCGGCTGGCTGTCTTGGCTTGTGTCTGAGCGGATTGTAATTGGGTATCGCGTTTGGCGTATTGTTCGTACCAGTGAGCAGCACCGATTTCAACCATTTTTGTGTTGATATCGACGCCGTCGCATTTGATGCGGGCGACGGTACGACCGTAAGTCTTGGCATTTGTTTCGGTAATTACCGTCACCTTCTTGCCGTAAACGAGTTGCGACAGCATGGCACGACTCGTAAAGCCGTAAGGCTGAGATCCCTTGTCATACTTGGTTTCGACCCGTTTTCCGTTCACGGTTTTGGTGCTGACTTTGATTTCAGGTGCGTCGATTCCATATAGACGGATTTCGATCTTATCCGGTGACCCCGACACCGTGACTTTAATCGTGTCGCCATCATGCACGTCGGTGACGGTGGCATCGTATGGAGGTGGGAGAAATGCGAGTATGAGCGTGGCGAGCGTCGCTAAGATCATTCTAAATCAGCTTTCTGGACTAGTAAAAGGTCGGATACATCAATCCAGGCCGTTTGTTCTCGCATGGACAGGAGCGGCCATTCCAGATCAAGAGCCGCGCGAACCGTTTCGGCATCGCGGGAATCATCGTTTCCAGCCAATTGCAGATCATGGAGCTTGAGCAGGGATAAAAGGCAATTGCGAAAGTGGTTCGGTAGTTCAGGCTTGATCATGTGCCGTCCCCCTTTGGAACCGTAAAACAGTGGCCCAGCACAACGCCCATTCCTACGGCAAAGCCTAGGGATCGCTGATTGACTTCCCAGATTGCCTCGCTCCAGGTTGTGCCGCCTGACTGCCATTTGTAAAGGTCAACCAACAGCAGCACGATGGCTGCGGTGATTAACGCGATGAAATTTGTGGCAGCAGTCCTGAATTTCATTTCACGCACCTTATGAGGATCGCCAAAGCTGACAGTATGCCAAGCAACCACGTACGAGGCTCTGGAACGGTGTTTCCAGTGATTTGGAGTGACAAGCCGGTTGCGTTCTGCGCCCACGCAATTGGGTTATCTGCCGAAATACCAAGGTAGTAAGTCGAGTTCGGGACCATCGGGATATCGAGGTGGAAAAATGGGATATTAGAGAACCCGATCAGGCTCACTTGGTCGGATGGAGTGTATTCCAATCGCATCTCGGTCATCCACCAGTCCACAGGCTTTTGCAGCAAGGGATCGTAAAATGACAGGTACAACGATCCAGTGAAACCGGCTGGCTTGTAGATATTGAGCCTGTAATCCCACAGTTCAGTGGAATCGCCAGAATTGAATGCCTGATATATCCACTGGTCTTTGCCTGTGTAGACAAGCCCCGTGATCGGCTCAGATAGGTTATCGAACAGGATCTCTGAACCTTGTGTTGGCAGTCCCAGAAATAACAGGAGCAGTAACTTTTTCATAGTGTCCCGTTTGCATTTGAAGGTGGTGCCCACAACACGGGCATTTCGGCGGCGAATTGGGCGGGTGTTGGGACGGCCCGTAACCCCGCCAGCACGTCTGATTCGATCTTGTACGCAACTTCGTAGCACTGCTGACGAAACGACTTAGCGGCAACCCCGTCAGCGGCCCATTGAGGCACCGGACTGTCAAACCATGTGATGGCCGATGAAATGGAGTCGAAGTCGCGTGGTGCAACCTGGGCGTCCATGTGCTGGTCTAAGAGTTGTTTGAGGATCGCTTTTTGTGACCTTAAATAAGCCATTTGCTCATCAGGTGTCAGCGTGACCACAGTCCATGTTTCGGTAACTTTCGATCCTACCAGTTTCAACGTCTGAAGCAGTCGAGTTGTCGCTGGATTGATTGTCGGCTTGACCGAAGGCGTGAACGGATAGAACCCGTATTGCGCGAGGATGTCAGCGTCCAGCGTGTGAAAGTTGCTCACGTTGGCGAAGGTCGTTGGCAACACTTGAGGTGATCCGATTTGACCGTTTTTGACTTGGCAGAATTGCATCTAGAGCCTCAAGAGTTGGGGTACGGGGCTGTTGGTACGGTGATTGTGCGGGCGTATTTGGTGATGCGGAGGTCGTCAATGTAGCCGTTCGTGTAATATGCCGCCGCATCAAATCCTCTACCAATATAAATACTGTTTGCACCAGTCGTGAAATTTGTCGTGCTGGAGGCGCTATAGTAGCTTATTCCGTCGATGAATAGCCGTAGGGTTCCACTAGATCGGCTCGCCGCAAAATGATACCACTGACCACTTGTGATTGTTACGGACGACTGCCGCATCGTGCCGTCATAAAAAGCCAATTTCGACTGATATAACCCAAATGTAAACGGGGTTGCAGTAGCCGCCCCTCTGGTATCCAAGAAGGTTTGTTGGCTACTTGGATTTGCAGCAATGTAGACCCATGTTTCTATCGTGAAATCGCCCGTTCCAAACTGGAAGGAACTGTTTCCTGTCAGAGACAGATAACCTGTTGACCCATTAAAACTCCCGCTTGCCCCACCGTACTTGCTTTGTGTTGTTGAAATCGTTGCGGATGTTGCAGTCACCGTCAGTGCATTCGGCCCAGAGTCCACGAATGTCGTGCTGCCGTTCGTGCCATCCATGTGCAGGAGCAGAGAGACGCTGGAAAAGTATGGGTCGCCCGTTGCCGTCTTTGTGGCATTCCTGACAATGTTGGCTAGCATTAGAAATTCTGCCCCCCAACGTAACCCTGCCAAATCGTTCCACCATCGCTCGAAAAGAATGCGAACGAATCCACCTTGCCAGAAGTCGATGTCAGCGTTGGAGCCGTGCCGCCAGACCACTTGATAGCCGCTGGCCAAGTCACTGCCCGTGCTGTGCCGTCAGCCGTCAGGATCAGCGTGAATGAGCCGCCGGAGCCGCTTGCAGGAGGGTTGCTGATCGTCAGGGTGGTGATCGCAGCGTTGAGCGACACCGTGAAGATATTGGATGTTTCGAGATTTAATGTCAGCACGCCAGATGAGATTGTTGGGCTGGAGACCGTTTCGCTGTAATCTCTGATCTTGGCTCGAATCAGTTCGGTGTCCAGCAGATTCTGCGGCCCCGTCAGATCGCTGTAGGCTTTCGCGGCTGCGTAACCGAGCGTTGTCCATGCCGTCCCGTTGCCTAGTTTGAACTTGCCGGTGTCGGTTTCATAGCCGATCTCGCCGGATGCCAGCGTGGTGTTGGCGGATGTCCATGCTGCGGCGGTGTCGCGTCTAACTTGAATTAGTGCCATTAGTTTGCGATTGCATCCCCGCCATCGTAAGAGCCGGTGTTGGTGGTCAAGGCTGTGCCGCCGTCAATGGTGGCTGAGATTGGGGCATATCGTGCGTCGGCATAGTCGCGAGTCAGGATTGAGTTTGCTGACCAGACTGTGACGTTGTTGAGCGTGGCGTTGGCTGACGAAAGGTTGTAACCTGCGGGAGTCATCTTGATCTCGCAACCTTCGCCCGTGTCGTCAACCGCATACATCACTGTGGATTGCGGAATATCGTAGATCTCGTAAAGCGGTGTCCCGTTGGCATCCACTTCACCCGTTGGGAGATTGGCTTCGTAGTATTGCCAGCCGCCGACACAAAATGTGCCGTTGCCCGCTCCTGCAAACGACTGGATCACGCCTTTGTGTTTTGAGGTGAAGACGCTCATGTTAGTTGATCTTCTGAAAAGGGGCGTAGCGTTCGTCGCACATGCGGCGGTTCATGATCGTCCCGGTCGTCTGATTAGCACTAGCAATGTAGGTCGTTTGAGTGAATTTCGTGCTGACGATAAACGAGGTTAAATCTCCGGTAATCACCGTGCCCTGACTATTAACCGCAATCTGGCTTAAAGTGGTTGCGTCTCGGTAAGCCAGCCCCGCCCCGGAAAGTGATGCGCTATAGGTAACCGACCGGTTGATTGTGCCGTTTGCGTATCTGACTTCCAAGGCGGTTTGTGCAGAACTTGGCGTGTATCGTGTTTCGGACAATTGCAGTGCGGAAGAAGACGAAGAATTGGCGTTAAAACTGCGTGTTCCCACAGACACAGACCCGGCAGACGCCGTGTTTGGGTCTAGCCCGACATAAGTCTCAATCGCTGCATTAGCCGTTGTCAGATATGCTCGCGACACCCCATAAATCGACCTTGACGTCGATGTGCCGTTACTGATTGTTCCAGATACGGGCCCTGCAATCGTTGCATTGCCCGAGGTCACGTTGGCATTGAGCGGGAAATATAGCCCGCCCGCCACGCTAGAAACATCGTTTGCCGTCAGCGAAACATTGCCCGCCCGCCCGTTGAAAGCTGTCACACCGCCTGCCTGAGCCGACAGCAGCCCGTTGGCGTTGATCGACAGATTATCACCAACGATGATCCCGCCCAGAGTGGTGGTGGTCGCTGGGGCGAGGATTGAGCCACCCGTATCAGATCGTAAGGTGAGCGTATTGGGTGCAGCACCACGGACCGTCAACGCGGTGGTCTCGCCACGGATCGTGATGTTGCCGGGCGAGGATTGCCGGATGGTCAGGTTGGTCATCATGAGGTGATTCGCGGCTGGATCGCTGCACCGCCCTCCACAGGCCGTGTCGTTCTGCCGGTGGCATCCGTCAAAAACACGTCGAAGAAATTATTCGTCGCAGGAATGTTCGCGGTCTGGTTGGCTGTCAAAGCGATCTTGGTTTGGCCTGCGATTGCCGAAACGATGGTGATCCCCCCGTTACTGCTCGTCAGGTTGGCAAGAACCGTTCCGTTCGCGTCCAGAGGTGCGGTCCTGATCTGCATCTTCAGTGTGCAACCGGTCAAATTTGTGGCCGATCCGTCGCTGTTTTGGAGGTTCAAAAGCAACGCCCAATCGGCACCCTGTTCGATGTCCGTGATCTGGAAGAATGCAGCACTCATGATTCACACCATTTCCATTGCAAGTGCCAGTCGTTGCGCCTCAATCACGCCCACCTCGTGCGACTTCTTTTCCGGAACATCTTCCACTTCTTCTTCAGCCTCTTCGGTCGCATCCATCGGTGATTGACTGACCAGATTCAAGAGGTTTTCGATCTCTTCGGTGACACTCGCCAAGACTTCCAACATCGCCTTTAGTTTCAACTCGTTTTTACCAGACAGAACGCGACCGGCTTTCAGGTCGGTTCCGACCATCTGGCGTGCCGACTGTAGGGCACGATTGACAAAGTTCTTGAATGCTGGTGGGCAGGCGTCCCAACATTTAAATGCCATGATTCTGGCGTTGGAATTGGCTGGAACTGTCACGGGCGAAACCTCCAGTAAATTAGCCTTTTCGATCAATCGAATTGTTTTGGCGTTCTTTAGCCGTCTCAAGTCGTCCTCGTCAGGAGTGTATCCAGCCTTGTCCCAGATGGCTTTAAGTTCGGTCGGTGTAACATTGGACACCTTAAGCGGTTCCATGCCCACAGAGAGCATCTTGATGACGCCGTCACTGATCAGCGTCCGCATCTCTTTAGCGGCTGCGATGTCGCTGAATTTCGCTTTGACAAATAGCCCCTTGGAATCCTCCCAAGCGTCTGTATATTTGCCGAGCGGGGCTGACCAATTGTGCATTGATCCGCCAATGAAGTTGTCAGACAAGAACGTTTTCAGGCAGTCCTGATAACACCCTGGCAAGACCACATCACCAGCCCGGTCAAGGCTGTAAAAGGTCGAAGCGTAGCCTTCAAAACCGCCTTGACTGGCCTTGACGGTGATCTCGGTAGTTTTGAGCATGGCGGCGGCCTCAGTGGGGTAAGTAATCAATAACGGTTCAAGTGTATCACTAATCGTCGATCGTGTCATCCCATTTAGTCGGTTGCTCGTCGTCGATCACTGCCGACACGCTACAACGGCAGCCGGGGTGCAGTGGAGGACACTGGATCGTGGCGTAATAATCTTCGGACGCTTGACCCGTTGCAAACGGTTGACCCTTTTTGACCAGTCGTGGACGCCCGTTGATGGTCCCGACCCGGTGGCACTGTTCGCAGGCGTCGGAGGACAACATCCAGCGATATCCGGCGACCGTGTCCATGTCCTCGGTTCCAGCGAGAAAACCGTAATTCTGGCCACGCGATGATTCGGTGATCGCGATCCGGCGTGCCTTCCAGCGTGCCATTTCGCCGAAATATTTGGCCAGGCGATCGGTCTTATCTTTGAGCGTGTCGCCCGCCTTTTGACCCTCAAGCAGATCCTGTTGCATTTGCTTGATGAGCCGTTGGGCCTCGTCAGCGGTGCTGGCTTGGATGTCATCAATCGTGGACATCGCGAGCCGGATTTCGTGCCGTTTGATCTGGTCATAAACCGAGACGTTGCGGATATCCCAGTCGGCCACATCCTGCTGACCTAGCCTGACTCGTGCTTTTCGTGCCGACGCGTCGAAGATGCCCAAGATGTTTACGACGAACTGTTTCAAGAGCGGATCAGCGATGTCGTGCGTGATGTGTACCCGCATCGGGTTGGACATCTGTTTCCGGTCGTAACCTGATGCGGTCTCAAACTTGATCCGGTAGATCGGCTCCAATCGCCACCAAACCGCAGCGAGCAATTTGGATACCGATTGGAATATTCGCTCCTCGTCTTTTACCTTGACCGGATCAGGCTTCAGACTCAACACCGATTTGGCTTTGCTCTTGGCCATTAAACGCGCCTCCCGGTGCTGGTGAGTTGTCCGTGAAGTAATTGTCACCATCTTCGGTCGGTTCCAAGGCGACGATTCGACGGCCTTCGTTTCGCGTGATTAACCCGGTTTTGTACAGGTTCACGGCGCGATCGGCCTGAGCCTTTTGATCCTCGGCCAGTGCTTCTACGTTGGCGTAATCCCATTTGAGTTGCAACCGACCGGACGGGTCGTAAATGCTTAAAAGACGTTCGTTCAGCGTCTGCCGGATCAGCTCTTGAAACGGCACGATTGAGTTAATCCAAGCGGCCCGTTGTGCCTCACGATAATTGCTGTAAGTCTTGCCGGGGTCAGGGAGTCCCAGAAGCATGGGAGACAGGCCCATCGCTGATGTGATGCGTGCAACCGCGTGCATGTCCACATCAGTCAGCATCATGTCTCGTGGCATGGTTCCGAGGCTGGAGACGTTCACCGGAGATGAGAAAACAAGCGGCTTGCCTTGGCTGTCCATGCCGATGCTGTCCATGATCGTCGTGCGAAGTTGGTCCCGCTGCTTTTCCTGAATCACCGATTCGCCGGTGGGAGTGACCACAATGTTCGTCACGCCAGCGTTCTTCAAAATAGCCCCGGTGTAGCCGGAAAGCATGTTCACGAGAGCGATTTCACGACAACACGCCAACAGTGGAGTGTAGCCAAGCCGATCGTTCCACGAGTCGATTCCACGCTTGAACACGATCATTTGATCAGGTGTGAAGACTTCGATCCGGCCCGTTCCAGCAGGCAGATATTTCCACTGGTTCAACCATCGGCTGCCATCGGTCGGGAAGTCCGGTGCCATCTGTCTGGCGTCCATCCAGTACAGCTCACCGACACTGCCCGCGTTGGTGTTGGCGATGTACCCAAAGGCCGTCCCGCTGGTCATCAAGTCAGTCACGATGGCACTGATCAGAGCATGTCCAGAGTAGATCGGGTTAGGACATTTGAGGATGTCCAGAACGGGGTGGCCCTCTAACTCGACTTCTTCCCCAAACTTGGTTTTGATATAGAGTTTCAAGGGTACGCTGGTGACGTTGCGGGTGATCCAGTCGAGGCCCAGCGCGACCACCGGATTTTGCCTGAAATCACCGGCCTCGGAGATCCAGTCGAATCGTGCCGATGGGATCTGCCTGGCACGTTGTGCGTAGACTGATCCACCGCCACCACGCCCTGAAAAGAGCGTTTTGACGCCGTTTGTGAGGCCCGAAATCATCTGTCCAAAGTAGTTCACGGTGGTGCTCCTAAGCCGGAATCAAGTAATTATCAGCCCATATCTTAACTCTTTTTGAATTAGAGCGATACGCCCACTTTCCGGAACAGGTAGTTGAAGGCCAGCGAAAGCCCGTCCACCTGGTCATCCACCTGATCTTTTTCGCCATTGAAATCAGCAATCTCGTCAAGAAATGCGGTGATCCAATTGCCCTTGACCAGCACGATCCCACCGCGAGCCGCTTCCTTGGCCGATGGCAACGCCCTCTGGTACTTGCCGCCGGTGTGCGACTCTTCGACCACGTGATAATCAGATAAAGCAAGTCGGGTATATTGGTTGATCCGCTTGCCAGCCGATCCCGGTTCACGTTCGAGAATAATCGACACATCCTGCCCGTCGGTCTCGGCTGTCTGCTGCTGGATCGTGTCCAGCTCGTCAGGTCCCCACTGACCACGGATCACGGAATCGACATAATACTTGCCGTCGATTTTGTGCATTCTCAAGCCCACCGAATGATCGCCGCCACCACTGGTGGCTGCGGTGTCCCAGGATCGGACTGATAATCGTTCACCGTCTGGCAGCTGCTCCACCGACTGGAACCAGTGCCGTTTGTAGAGAGTGCCGCCGGGTTCGACAAACTCACCACCAAGTTCTTGCCGTTGCCAGTCCGCGGAGCCGATTGACGAGACGGACGAAACGAAGTCGTCAGGATTGAACAGGTTGCTTGCCGATGTCGCTGTGGTGACGGACACATGAGCCTTTTTGACGAGATCATAAAGCCAGTGCCGTGTCCCCCTGGGCGTGCTGGTCATCCACGCCTGGCCGGGTGATTGCCTTAAGCGACCGATCGCGATAAGCCACGTCTCCTCGTCCATCATCGCTGACTCGTCCATCCAGACCCACCCCAAGTTAGGACCACGGAGCCGGTCGGGGTTGTCAGCCGATCGCCAGTAGATTGTGCGGTTGCCCTTCAAGACCATTTCATAATCGCTTTTGTTGAACGATTCGATCAGCCCCGCAGGTCGTGCGATCTCTAAAAACGCCCTGAGTGAAGCGGTGCGGAGCATGGGGAATGTTGGAGCCAATACCATGCCGGTGCTGTTGGATGGCATGGTGAGCACCTTTAACGCACCTGCAAAGGTCTTGCCTGACCCGATCCCGCCGACGAATGCCGTAAACTTCGATTCGTCAGCCCAAAATTGCTTCTGTGGGTCAGTCGCCTGAAGTAATGTTTTCTTTGCCATCGGTAACTTCCGGTTTGGGTAACTCGACTAGGATGCCGTAATCGTCGGTGTTCACCGGCTCCACGGATATCGGTAACGGAACTTTACCGTCCAGCCGGTCCCAGATTGCTGACCAGTAACGGAAGTCGCCCTCCAATGCCATCTTCAGGCCCTTCTGGACCATCGCCCGTAGCAGTTCTGGCTTAGATTCCAGCTCTGCCTCAAGGGCCGATTGGAGCGGCTTTTTTGGACGCCCACCAGCGTTGCCAGATGTTCCTTTGGGCCACGGTGGTCGAAGGTTTTGGATGTTAGGTGGCATGATTTTTGTCTCCGATGTTATGCCGGTGTTTTTACCGAGGTCTCTCGAACGGCTACCATTCCTGTCAGATTCTCCCACCGTTTCACGATCACATCACAATATTGGGGGCTGATTTCCATGCCGTAGCACTTGCGGTTGAGTTGTTGGGCTGCGATTAGTGTGGTGCCGGAACCGAGGAATGGGTCGTAGATGGTGTCCGCAACATCAAACATCAAGAAGCCGTACTCAGGCAAGTGCATTGGAAAAGTGGCGCGATGAATATTCGAGTCTTGGTTGCCAGATCGCTTACCGCCCCTGTGAATATTTTGGATTGTTCCACGCCAACTCGTGAGAGGCAGCTTGCGTGTCGGGTTGAGTTTGCTGGAAAGAACGACAAGATATTCAAACGCAGACCCAAGGACACCTGGTTCCATCGCCGGCTCTGCATTGCCTTTGTCCCAGATCGCTATATCTACGATGTGTTTTCGCCACTCATATAGCCATTCTATAAACGCGATTTTATTGCCGGATACTTGTTGAATATTAATAATAGAGGCAGTCGAATAACTTAGGATTAATCTTGTAGAGCTTGTCAGAAATTCTAGATAATCGCAACTCTGTTTTTCGTCTTTATCGGCCGTATACTTGGAACTCCCTGCCCATCCAAGCGAACCGATGTTATATGGTGGGGAAGTAAAGCAAAGATCCGCTTTCGCCCCCGCCATCAGCCGTGCCACATCCGCCGCCTTCGTCGAATCGCCACAAAGCACCCTGTGTTCACCAAGAATCCACAAATCGCCAGCCTTGGTGATCGGGTCGACGGGTGGTTCCGGAATCTCATCTTCAATAATCTCTTTATCCGCCCCAAGCAACTCACTCCCCAACCCCTCCACAAGTGCATCAATCTCGCCATCACTATACCCCGCCGCCGTGGTATCGAACTCCTCCGATTGCAACGCTCGCAAGGTCTCAGCCAGCGCCGTGGTATCCCACTCGGCCAGTTCTGCCGTCCGGTTGTCAGCGATGGCGTAAGCCGTCGCAGCCGATCCAGTGAGCGACGACTCGACCACCTTGATATCGCTCCACCCTAGTTTGACTGCGGCCATGTACCGACCGTTGCCGGATAGGATGATGCCTTTGCTGTCGATCACAATCGGGTGCTGCTGCCCAAACTTTCTTAAGCTGGCAACGATCGCGTCAATGTTCCTTTCCCCGTGCTTTCGCAGGTTGGCAGGGTCTTGAGATATCGAACCGATGGCAACTGTCTTGATCTTCATGCGTGTCTCCGTAAGTAACCAACGTAACTATCTTACCACCGATCCTACCGAAATCACACACCACCTGCCCATAGGGCCATGCAAACCGCATCGGCCTCCCCATCGGTCAACTTACCGATCGTTGGAAAACGTCCATTGCAATATACGATAGACCGCTTCTTTTTCAGCGTAGAATCAATTCCGTTCAGAATGGATTGCCATTTCTGAGGCGTCACATATTCAAAAGGCATTGTGATGCCCGCCAGAACACCTTCGATCACGCCTGCGCCAAAGCCAAAAGTGAACATGGACACGCCACCATTGCCGGGCATCGCGTGAACCTTTTCGATGATCACTCGGTTGGCGTAATCCCGCTCAATCAGGATCTCCCGGAGGCCGCGTGAATCCATCACCTTCTTGCCGCCAAACTTGACCACGGGCATTCGGTGCGTTTCGACGACCCGCCCGTTTTCAATGACCGCAATGCCACCGGATAAGCCGGGGTCGATGCCGATGATTGTCATTTGTTCGCCTTCTTCAGATCTTTTTTTCGCCGCTCAGAATCGACCATTGCCAGAACCACTGGCATGATATCCGACATGAAATACGGTCCCGAACGAGATTTGACGTGGGTCCAGACTGCCTGTGAAAGCCAGAACTGTTCTGCTGATTTGTCTGTCTCCGCTTCGCCGGGCTTATTTCCGCATCGGAACCGGTGTTCCATCGCGGAAATAATACAGTGATAGACCTCGTGAGAGACGCGAGGTTTAAGCCAGGCGGATAATTCGCCATTTGCGAAGTCGATAAACTCTCGACCAGAAGCCAGCAAGTAATAATCGGGGCAACTCATGCTATCGGCCTCCAATGTGTAACGATCCAGTCCTGCGGCTCCAAGTCAGACTCGAAACAAACCATAGCTTGTTTGTCAGTGCTCCAATGCCAGTCGCCACCTCTAGACCAGCACCAGTCGCTATATTTTTCCGGTTCGGCTTCACGAGTGGCCAGGAATTCGAATCCTTCGGTAGTCCTGATCACGATCAGGTCGTAAGGCGGCGGCAGTTTATCGGGCGAGCCGTCCAGGGTGATCCAAACCGGTGTCATCAAATTGAAGATGGTCAACGCCGCAGCCTTGGCCTCGCCGTGTGGTAAGCTGGCGATAAAATCAAGCGGTGTCATCATCGTCTTCCTCGTCTTCATCATCTTCCTCTTCGTCCTCGTCGTCATCGCAATCGCAACACAGCAAGCACGTCGCGCAATAATCGCAAAAATGTTGTGTTCGCCGTTCGCATTCATAGCACTCCGCAAACGGAGGTTTGACCGGCTCGTCAAGCGGTGTCATCTTCCTCGCCTCCACTCTTTCCATGTGTCCATCGCCTCAGAGTAGCAGCACCTTGCCACCACCAGCAGCATCAGGGCTGTAAACGGGAACAGGAGCGTCTCGAACATTTCAGACGGTGTCATCGTGCCGAAGCCTCCTGTAACGGTGAAAAGTCTGCCAATTGCGGATCAAGATGGCACATCCACTTGAGGTCGCGTGCGAATTGCAACAGATCGCCATCGTTTGGCCGATCCAGAACAAACCACGCCAGTTGCCCGCGGCGGGTGAACAGTATCTCGGTCCGTTGTGAGCGGGGGTCCAGATAGGCTGAAAAACGCTCGTAACCGATCTTTTTATCGAGTACCGTTTGCAACGCTTCCCTCAGCGAAACAAGCGTCTCACCGCGAAAGTGCCGATCATTTTCCAGCGCAAAAAGGCTGATCAGGGGATTGTCGATAGTAGTCTGTCCCTCACGTCTAGTTCGAGTGTGTCTACAGCGTCTGGGTCGTTCAGGACCGCGTCCTCACCGTATCTCGCAATCGCAGCTGCGTCATATGCCGCCGCCGCTTCTTTGGCCGTGTAGTAGCCGTACCGATGATTCCCGTTGCCGATATGGACGCCAAACGATCGGTGCGACCTGCAATAACTGATGCCAATCGTCCCGCCGCTCCTGATCTTGTGCTGCTGGTGATGTTCAACGATCGTCCCTAGCCGCCTGATCAGTTCGCCGCTGCTTGGCACCTCTTTATCAAGGTCGCGATCGCCTGGAAAGTTGCTGTCAGGGTTCTCGCTTTTGTACTGGCGGACGATCGCGATACGTTGGTTTGTCAGGGCGGCGAGGGTCATGATGTTTTCCCTGTTTCAACTGCATTCATCATCTTTTTCGCCCACACAATCCGCCGATCAATCACAACCGACTGCGGAGCGGTGAAACCCAGCTTGACCGCACCGTGATGTGATTCCGTCACCGTCAGAACGGTTTCGATTCCGTTCACCGAAATCACGATCTCTTCGCCGATTTTGCACTTTAGAACTAGCATCTGCTGCAACCTCCATGTTGTGAGTGAGTGCCGGGGGTGTATGAATCCCCCGGCGCGAGTGTGATTGGTCAACTCCCCTTTAGCCCAAGTGATCTTGCCCGGCTGGAGCCGGAGAAACAGGATCGGAATCAACTAATCAGGAGTCAGTCAGCACTGGTTATCGGCCAGCCTGACAAGCCGCCGGTGGGAATCGAACCCACCCGGGGGAATACGTCCCCCTTGAGCCACTGACGGCGGATACAGCCCCGCTTGGTAATCGCTCAGGTCCCAGCCCCGATCGCTCTTGCCCCTCTCATGAAGGGGCGGGTGGTAAGGATTCCACCGAGCCACAATTACCACCGCCTAGAGATGAAATCGGAGCAGATAGCGGCTTACGGGTGCTGATCTTATGTCAGTTGCTCAGGGTGTGCAGTCCAGTGACGACCTGCCTGGGACTCCTCCACCAGATACTCGTTTCCGTCCTTGTCAGAACCGAGCGAGACGATGCGGTCGTAAGGCTGGTGATTCATGGCCCGCACGATTTCATCAGGATCAGCGTCAGGATCGGCAGCCAGGTTGCGAGCCAGTGCCAGTTCGACTTCCTTGCGAGCATAATCAAGGCCGAACTTGTACTTGCCAGCACGCTCAGGCCAGTCGCGAACCAGCTCGGCTTCCTTCAAGTTCAATTTCAATTCGCGTGCTGCCAGAAACGTTTCGGCGGCTGTAAACAGTGGTGCTGTCATTGTTGCGGTGGTCATGATTGCACCTCTTCAATTTCAATGGACGGCTGAAACGGTATGCGGTCGGAGGTTTTGGATTCGATCCGCCTCCATAGCCGACGCACATCGCCCATTGCCTCTGAGAGCAATTCCTTATCAAATTCTGGCACCAAGATTGCCAGTCGGTTTCGTTGCAAACATCGCTCAAGTTCGGTTTGTAGTAGCTCTAGATCAGTGTTCAACTTACTTACCTTTCAAATGTGGTGTGGTGAAAATCCCAGGCTGGCTGCGTATGACCAGCCTGGGCGACCGTCCGTGGATCAGAATGGGGGATCGTCGTCTCTTGTAACTCTGGCCGATGGGGTTTGGTGCGAACCGCTAACAGCACGCATCATCATTGAGTCCGCATCGGACTGCGTGTAGACTGGTGCTGTTTGGTGCTGCACATAGGCAGGCTGGATTACTTCGGATCGCAGATATTCAGGCACAGCGTACTCAATAGCGGGTGGCTCAAAGTCACTATTTCCAAACTTAGCTGCGTCAGCCACCTTGGTTAGCCCGTTCAGCCACAGTTTGACGCCTTTGATCTTAAGATTGTTATTGCCATCGCCTTTTGTCTCGTAAGGGAACGCCTGCACATGGATTGCGCCGATCATACCACCATAGATCTCAGTTTGGTTTTGGATCGGCTTGTTATTGCGGTCTAGGAGTCGTGGGGCCGGTTTGCCCGAGACGTTCACAGACGCGGATAGGACGACTTTTCCGAAGGCTGGATCACCTTCGATTTTGGTTTCGACATCCCTGTTTTTAATTGGCCAGTGCTCCTTGAAGCTGGCATGATTTCCGCTCCAGCGTGAGCCGAAAAACTCTTTCGCAGCCGCAACGCAATCGTCATAAATCACTTTGACCATTGGGTCCTGAGGGTCAAGAATAAGAGAGACTGAGTAGCGAGGCTTGCCTTTGCCATCATTGGACTCGCGTGGAGTCCAGACATATGGGTAGCTGATACGTCCGACTGGGGAACGGTGTGGGCCGAATACGAGATCTGACATGGGATACCTCTTTGCTTGTCTACGTGGTAAATCTGTTGAAACGGTTGAAACGTACTTGAAAACACACCACGGCCAAATCCGATTCCGATTGGCCGTGACTTTCGGTGCTACACCAGTGACGGTGTCTGATTGGCGATCGCCTTTTTAGCCAGGGCGATAGCTTGAACGACAAGATGACTGCGGACGGGATGTAACCCTTCCTCTTCCAGCCAACTTAATTCCGATTCGACCCAGTCAAGTTTCTGACCAGCATCGGCGAGAGTGACAAACTTCAGGAGCCAGCGAGCGTTCTCGCCTTTTTCCTTGGCCTGCTCAACTCGCTTGGCCATAACTTCTCTAACAAGTCTTTCGTATTCGTACGACCGGACAGCGATGTCGCGCAGTTCGGCTTTTAAGCAGTCAATTTCAATGCTCACTTGGCACCTCCTAGCAATTCTTCTGCGGAGTCCACTTCAGATCGGAGCACGCCAATATCACAAGCAGTCATTGCCTCGCCATCAGGCAGCGAGAGCGGGATGTGTGCCGCCCAAATGAGCGTGGTGAGCTGGTTCTTGAGGCGGATGATTTCTTCCGCCTGGCGAATAACAAGGCGGCTCGTTCGGTCGTCAAGATAATTAAGAACGGTCATCGTGTCACCTCCGTCAACCGACTTCGCAGCCGTGCGATGGTGACGGCGGCGTGCGACAGATTGGCGGTGTGGTCATCGTCCAATAAGGCCGATTCGATCGTGATGAGCAACCGCTGCTCAGACTGAAAAGCGGTGTCCAGGAGTCGAGCGGTTTGCTCTTCCTCACGCTGGCGGCTGGACTCGAAACGCTGCTGAAGTTCGTTGGCCATGCGTTGTCCCTCGATCCATTGGTCATCGTAATCACGCAGGCCAGCCGTCATGCGGGCGTGGTGGTCTGCGGATAGGTCTTGATCTAACGTGGTGTTCATTGTGTGTGCTCCGCGAAGAGTGTTACTTACTGGGCTGACTGTTTTACTTACTGACTGACTTCAGGTGTCACACCTGATGATTACAATATATCAATCTATCTATCTTCAGTCAACATCTATTCCAAGATTTATTGAAATATTTTTTGATAGCTATGTGCGATGCCGATCGAGGTAGGGGTGCAAGGTAGGGGTGCAAGCTGTCCGTTTTTGTTGTAAGTCTTTATGTAGTATAGATCGGAAAAATCAGGGTAGGGGTAGGTAGGGGTGTGGTAAAAGTTCACTCACGGATGTGTGTGCGTGTGTGCGCGTGCCTGTGCGTGCGTACGTGTAGATGACTATACACCCCTACCTTTTTATAAAACCCCTAGTAAATAAGTATAAAACCCCTACCTTTACCCCTACCTACACCCCTACCACGACCCCTACCTGAGGTGCGAAGTTAGCCGCTAACTTTTTACAGATGTCGCACCTATAGGTAGACCTATAGGTATGATACCTGTAAACGAAAAAACACGGGTTTTACCGTGTTTTGATGACCCGATCGACGGTTTCAGTGGACTCAGAAAGGCGACCCGGCAGGGATCACGATCCCATCAGCCTCGTACTGGTGGTCAGATTCGTCTTTGATCCGAAGGCCAATGTACCAAGTGACGTTTTGGAGCCGCCGCGAAATCGCTCGCAGTTGCTCCACTCGTTTGGTGAATAGTGGTATCGCCTTGTTTGACGCCAGCACCACTGCACCATTCGCCACTGCCCATTTCTTGTACAGCTCATAGACCTGACTGGCTCGGATGCGGTCGGCGTCAGCATATCCCGGTTTCGGCTGTGTGGTCAGGTTCTCGGCGAAGAACTCCCCAAGCCAGTCGCTCGATTCCTGAACGTCCTTTCCAGCGGCCTTGATCTTATCAGGAATGGCCAGCCCGATCGCTTGGTGCTGCCTGTAGCCATCAAGCAACCAGTTCAGGATGCCGCTTGATTCCTCTTGATGCAATACCTTTTCATATTCAGGCTGTCGTTGCTCCTCTGGAATGGTGACGGTCCACGGCACAAACGCCAGCCTACGCCAGATTCCTGAATCCTGCCCCACAATTGACGGCATGTGGTTGGCAGCGATCGCGAATTTGTGCGTCGGGTTGAACGACCAAAAGTTTTCGTTCATTCGCCGGGCTGTAATGGAGCCATCGCCCAGGATCATTTTAATTTTGGATTCGTCCAGGGCGTCAGAAATATCAGTCTCGGATGCCAAGGCGAAACGGGCACCGTAAAGCGTGACCAGTTCCGCCGGGTGTCTATCGCCCTTGGTTTTGGCGATAAAGCCGCGTGGCATTTTCGCGAAGTAAGTGCCCATCATCAGGCCAACGGATTCAAGGATGGTCGATTTTCCGTTTGCCCCGTCACCATAATTGACCACCGATTCGGCCAGCGTGCGACCACACAAAACAGTACCGAGCCAGCGTTGCAAAAACAGCCGAATCTCAGGATCTGGTTGAACCTGTTCCAGTGTCGCGATGAATTTCGGACACCTGGCAGACGGGTCGAAAATCGCGTCGGCCTGTTTGGTGGACATGAACGCGGGGTCGTGCTCGAGCAGCTGCCCGCTGATGAGATCCAGAACACCGTTCTTCAGGTTCAGAAAATCGACCTGGGCGTCAAACTGGTCAGGATAAGCCATGACCCGTTTATCGGACATCGCCATAGAAGCGGCTGATTTGATCTTGGCCATCGAGCCAAGATAAGAGTCATCGCCTGTGGCGAATTCCTTGAACAGTTCATGATGCAGGCATTGGGACTGAACCCACACACCCTTTTCTCCGTCCCACGATGCCCATATTTTCCATGATTCGATATAGCGGAATCTTTCGCCAAACGCAGCGATAACCATTTCGGCGAATTTCAAGTCAGTATAGGCTTCCTCTGGTAAAGCTGAATCGGAATTGAGTGACGTGAGCTTTACCTTTTTACGGGTTTTTGTGGCCACACCACCTTCCTCTGATTCTACATGTTCCCGCCAAAGTGGTGCCGTGACGCCCCTGTCCCAAGCCCAACGGAATGTCTCAGACAACACATAATCCGACACTTCCGGCTTTGCTTCGCGGTGGGCACTTGCAAGACTCTGATAGATGGTCTCCTCCATTCCCATCAAGTTCATGCCAGCCGCAAGACCGGCCATCAGTCGGCAGGTTTTGCGATACATCCCATGCCGTTCGCCTTCTCTCGCGTTCATATTTCGTTTCGCGTGGTAGGCCAGTTCGTTCCGAAACCAGCCCTCGTCATCCTGTGATGCTGGACTTGCGGATCGTGCTCTGGCAACCATCGTTCGTGCCGGCGCTGCGGTTCGTGGTGTGACTAGTTCTAATATCGCCATCTCTACTGATTCTGGCATGTCGGCTGGTTCCTGCTCCATAGCAACAGCTTTACCCTCAGAAGGTGGGCAAGCAACTTGCATTTGAGCCTTGTTACCCGTAAAGAATTCTACTTTTCCGCCGGATGGTAGCGGGATTTCCTGTTTACCAGAATCCACCCAGGCAGCCTGAATCTTTGGAGTCGTCTTAAACCAGACGTGGCATCCGGCTTGCGTCCTGATAGTCAGGGTATTTGGCCAATCCTCGCCACCTAATAAGACAGACGCCGCTTCTTTCCATGCCCTGCCCAATGTCCTCCGGTCCTTATCTGGCGGGTCGATATCGAGAACCACATACCCATCTGCCTGGCAACCAAGACCAACGATCTTTCCCGACTTGATCATTCGACCTAGTCTGGCACGCCGTTCTTCAATCGTGATCAGTCCCCAGTTGTCACCTTGGGGGATCTTAACCTTGTGCGTCTTCCTGTCCAACCCAATCGGGACGGGTCTTAAGCCAAGGGCTGTCATCGCATCGAAAACGCGAAACCAATCGGTTGTTTTGCAGGCGTCAAAATATTCTTGCCAGACTTCGGAGACGGCGGCTTTATTCTGGTCTTGCATCGTAGTTTTTCACGCGACCCTTCTTTTCCTCATTTTCCAACCACTGAATTGCTTCCCGCTCCTCCGCGTCGTGCGGGTCAACGTAACCCGCTTCAGGCTCTTCCAGGACACCTTGAACAACCCCGATTGGTTGTTCCCAGACTAACCCCCGTTTCAACTCGCAACCCCTACAACGTCCGCACAATCCGCAGCGATTCCAGTTTCGGCAGCACTTTTGATCATCTCGATTTTGACCAGCTCGTTTAGTACGCCAGACATGCTCATTCGGCTCGCGTGGGCGTGGGCTCGTATCCACTCATAAACCGACCTATCCACATTCACCATCATCCGATGTTTTGTCGTCACTTTGTCCCCTTTGTAGTCTAGTAACCAACCAACGAAAGTAATATAGCAATATATCTTTGTGTAATCAAGGTAAATTTTGAGAATTGACTTTCCTTGCGAGATGTCATACTATGAACATGTGGATAGATATCTATCCGCATATAAAAGGAGAAGGTGTATGATCGCGAAAACTAAACCGATTCCGGCAAAAGCAGCCGAAGTCGGCATCATGTTCAGAGCCCCACAGGAACTCCGTGGGGCTGTAAGGCAGATTTCGGCGTGGGCGGAGCAGGTCGACTTCCGCATCAACGGCAAAATCCCGCTTGAAAAGGATATCTGGGCTTGGATGGCGGCATCGTTGTATGCCGCCGACGAATCCAAATGGCCCGAAATGTTGAAAAACGCATCGGACTCGTTCAAGTCGATTTCGCGTAAACCGAAACCGTCTAACTAACCCGTCCTCCCCCTTTAAACTCGCAATCTGTTGGTGACACATGGGTTACACTTTGAGAAGATCTGAATCGACGACCTTGCAGAACTCCGGAGCAAAAGGTCGCATGTTCGAATCATGCCGGGTGTATTGCGGTAAGTCTTTAGGATTAAGGCTTTTAAGACAAGACGTTAAGTGTTCGAACTCTCCGGAATACTTAGACAACAATGTTGAAAATCTTCACCGGTGGCGACATGGCACGCCCACCTAACCCTATACCAAAGTACACTTTGCATAGTTCGGGACGCGCCCGGATCTATTTTAACAGCGTGTACAAGTATCTGCCAGGGGCGTTCAACTCGCCCGAATCACGGCAGGCGTTTTATGAAATGTGCGAAATCATCCACGCAACCGGTGATTGGCCCGTTGAGGTCGTGCCTGAAAAGCCACTAACGGTCATGGAGCTGGGCATCAGGTATTTGGCTCATTGCGTCGGCTACTACGGCCAAAAAAAGAACGGTCGAACCGAGGCCGTCAACCTGCGTTACGCGGTGGATTCGCTGACTGATCTATATGGAAGTCGGCTCGCTGGCGAGTTCGGTCCACCACAGTTAAAGGCTGTCCGTAAGTCACTCATAAAAAAGGGACACGTGCGGAGATCAGTCAACAAACGAGCCACCCAGATAATCGCTTGCTTCAAATGGGCAGTCGAGGAAGGACTGGTTGAACCGGACGTGTGGCAGCGGCTGTCCGCCGTCAAACCAATTGCACCTGGGCGAGAGGGTGCTATCGACAATCCAGCGGTCGAACCGGTGACAAGTAGTCAGTACGAACTGGCCCTGCCCTACCTTCCCGCCGGTGTAAAGATCGCCATTCAGGTGCAACGACTGACCGGTATGAGGTCGAAGGAACTGCTGTCCATGACTCCGCAGGATTGCGACATGTCCCGCGATCACTGGATATATCGGCTCGAAAAGCACAAGACGGTAGAGCACACCGGCGTTGCTTATGTCCTGATCCCGGCGCCGGCTGTCGAGTTGTTGCAGGCCTGTATGCCCAAGACATTTTGTGACAGGTGGTTCCCCTGGAGCGTTGGGCATCAGCAAAAGTCTGTCGCGCGTGCGTGCCTGTCCGCTGGTGTACCGCACTGGTATCCACACCAGTTACGTCATAATCTAGCGACCGAGATTAACGAAAAACTAAATATTGAGGCGGCTCAAAAGGTGCTCCGTCACACCGATCCACGCATGACGCGCAGGTACTCTAAAGAGACTGTGGAAGGGCTTTTAAGCGTTGCCGACCAACTCTATCCCGATGTTAATTTAGGGGGGGGGGGGGGGTAGAGATAAGCTGAGTCCGACTGGCTAAACGCCCGCCATCACGACGATGGCGGGCTCATTTGAAGATGTAAGGAGTCGAGATGGCGAAGAAATTACACCGCGAAGATTCGAAGAATCTGCCCGCCGGTCAGAAGTTGGGTTGTCAACTTTCACCCGATGCTTCGGCGCTACTTGGTGCGTTGGAATACACGCTCCACTGCGGATCCGGTCAGATTGTCACCCGATCAATCGTGGCCTTGATCGACACGCTCCCACGCTCGCAGGCGGATGGGATCGTCGCGATGATGCGGTTAAGAGGGGCTAGTTTGTCGCGGCTGAAACGGTCGATTCAAGCCGTGGAAAATGTGGCTGAAACGGTGGTCGAGAGTGGGGCAGGGGAGGGGGCGTGAAAATTATTTTGAGAATATCACATCAATAGTCTTGACTATGATACAGAGTGTGATATATTGATAAGTGTAAGGGAAAGAAAAGCAAGGTAACACCTAACAGGAGACAGAACAATGATGACACTCAAATCAGCCGCTGAAATCGCCGAAATCGTAGCCAAAATCGAGGCCGAGCTTAACGACCTTGATTGGTTGGCCACAGGCGACCAGCCTTGTGCTTTTAACGTTGAGGCCACCGGATCACTGCCTAACGGCTGGGTTAAGCTGGCAAGTGACAGTGGCGAGGTATTTGGCGACTCGGAGCGGGTCTTAGAGGCCTTGAAGTCCGAAAACGGCAACGGCGAGTTTGGCGAGTGCTTTGCGACTTTGGACTTCACAGACAAGCCACCCGGCAGCAGCCGCGACTGGCCAGCCGACCTGATTGATGGCGAGTACCTCGAAGAAGGCACTGTCAACGATAACCCAATCACCCTGTTGACGGTTGGAACCAACGATGGGCTTCGTTTCGCTGTTGGCCCGCACGGGGTTTCTGAGTGTGCCCTGGGCAACTGGATAGACAGTGGCGAACAACTTGCCGAAACACGCGAATCCGCATTGACCTCAGTCTGATAACACCTAACAGGAGCCGAAACGATGAGCGATTTAGATAACACGCTGGAAGCAGCCGGAATTGATCCAGACACTTATTGTGGGGTCCTTTACGGCTGGACTATCACCCGCAGTGGACACGGTTCTATGGGTCGTGGCGACTGGCTGACTAAGGAGGCTGCCCTGTCCAGTCTCCAGGAGGAGCTGTGCGGGCTGACTGATCGCGAGGTAGATCGTATCACAGTGTGCCAGGTCTATTCCTGCCGCTGGGAAAACGGTCAGGGCTGTAGCCTAGAGTCATGGAACGTCGATTCGGTGATCGGGGTCGTCGTATATGACTGACCCCGTCAAACGCGGCCCCGGCAGGCCCCGTGTCGATAAAATGCAACGTCAACCCCGCGTGTACAAGCTGACCAAAGCTGCGGGTCTTGCCGAGCGGTTCGCTTTTTCGATGTCGCCGCAGCTGCGGGCGGACATCCGTGACGTCGCTTCGAGCCGTGGTGTCAATGAGGCGGATGTGGTGCGGGAGTGGTGTGAAGCTGGTGTGAGGATGCACCGGAGTAATGTCGCTCCGATGGTTGATAAGTAACTCTAATTAGTGTGGAGTTGGGAATGAAGATTGTCGCTTGGTTGCTGTTGGTGATCATCTGCCTGATGTTGTCAGCCACGGGATTCGGGATCTTGTTGGCGATTCCGATATTCTTTTTTGGCACAATCACGCTGATGGCGTCCGGCGTGACCGTGCCGCCCAAGATGGGCTGGTTGCTCATATTTGGTTTTATCGGTTCGGTCGTCTACTACTTCGGATGATTGTGATATAATATCCCCACACACAACCGGCGAAGGCCGGGGCGGAATTGTTGGTTGGTATTTGGCTGGCTGACAGGACCGCAAACACGGAGACGCTCGGATCGGGATGTCGTATTTCAGAAGTTAGAACCCGCTATTCCCTAGAAGGTTGAGCGGGTTTTATTTTATTTATAGCGAAATATAAGTCCCGTGTGAGACTGTGCCACCGGACCAGTAAGCGGTTAAAACGACACGGTATTTCGTGCCTGAAACGTCCGTGTCGTAAGTGTGCGAAGGCGTGAGCGTGCTGATGCCGGAACTGGTAACGCCGTCTCCCCAGTCGATTGTGTAGGTCGATCCGGCGGGAATCGGTACTGTCCAAAATATCTGAAAACTGACGGCACGAAATTTCGTCCCCGTCACCGATTTGATTGCCAGATAAACTTTTGGCAGCGGTGAATCAGTAGTTGCTCCGAACGGCATCCCCACCAGCGAGGCTGTAAAGTTGTCTGTCACGACATCGCTGGCGTTGATTTTCGTGAATCCAATTGTGTTGGAGTAACTTTCGGTGCACGGAAAGCCCGACACATCGTGGCCGCCCCAAAACTGGGTTCCGATAACCTGATCCCCGTAGTGGTAGGTAACGTGCAAATAAGCGATCTTGTTCACGGTTTGGCTGAACGTGAACACGAAACCGGCATTGTGGGCGTAATCTGGCGGAATGAAAAACGGTGCTCCTGATGGGCCGGTGTGAACGGTGTTTCGCTGTGTCGCTTGTACTTCCACGACTTCATCTGGAGGTGTCCATGTGGTTGTCGATCCTGTCAGTAAAACCTTGTAAGGATCCGCCTGGGCGGTGGATGTGCCTCCACCAGCCGATGTGTACCAGACCTTGGCACGGGCACGCAACCCGAAACGGTCAGGTGCTCCGAGATGTGATTCGCACCAGTCTCCGAAGTGCCTATGATGGAAGCCGGTGAACTCGATTTTATTGTTGTAAACGAACACGCCGCCCACGGTGCTTCCCTGTTCGGTGTAGTCGCCTAGGGGAGTGGTTCCGTCAAAGGCGAACGGCCCGCCATTCATCTTCCAGACCATCGTGATTCCGCCTGGGAAGATGCCCGAGTTAAACCTGTCGGACTGCTTCACGATGTGGTCGGCCATGTGTGCCAGCCAGCCTAACGGCCTGATTCGGATCGCCCTGAGACCATCGAAAACAATGTAGTTATCTGTCCCTGATTTGATGCTGGTGTCGGCCTCAGAAGTGTCAGGCACCAGCGAACCGGATGTAGCCCAATTGGGGATAGATTGGGTCGTGCCTTTCAGTCTGGCCTTGCAAGCCGATTGTAGTTCAAATTGCATCTGGCAATTGTTCGATGCGTTCACATCACCGTAAAGATAAGTCATTCGGATCGGCCCCGGCGATGACATAATCACTGGATAATTAGGCTGTCCCGGCAGGACATCAGGATCTCGCGTGCCGTAAAGATAGCCACCAAATGTGGTCGTTCCTTGGAATAAATAATTGATCCCCTTGAAGTCTAACCCATTCACGGGTGGCGTTGGCCCGTTCGACCAGTAGTTGACAAGGTTTAGCCATGACGAGCGATTGGTGATATCTCGCTCATCATTGGCGGTGTTATTTACGCGAACCTGTCCGGTCGATGCAGCGGCCTGAAAATACCATCCAGAGGCACCACGGAACTGCCGGAGCGTGCCTGTAGAGTCGGTGAATTGCGACATTCGGAAGTCTTGAATATTCTCGATTGACGGCTTATCCGTCACTGACGAATTAACAGTCCCGATAGTCGAATCAAGGTAGCCGTATTCAAAGATTCCGTGAAATGCGAACAACCCGCATGGCCAGCCGGGATCGACTGGAGCGGTGCACGAATTTGCTCTTAAAAAAAAAGCGGTTGCCCCGTCGATTGATCGCGTTTGGCACGATAAACCCATCCGATGGTTGCGTCTTGATTGTTCATCTCAAACGCAGGGTCGTACCCCGGGCCGCCACCTTGCGTGCTGGCCTGATAACTGCCATCGGTGGCACGAGTAACCATCGTCCATGTGTACTGACTGACACCAGCGATGACCGTCTTGGCAGCGATCTTGATCAGGAATTCGCCATCGCTGATCTGTTGCAATGTCAGACCGTTTGGAGTGACACAAGCCCGCATTCCGGAGACATTGAGTGATTTGCGATTCATGTTTATGTGGTCGGCGGTGCCGATCCTCCTGTGACGATGGCCATCTGTGCGGTGGTAGGGATGCCGACTAAAGTATAATCAAATGCAATCTTTGTGACATCATTGACATCAGCACTGATTTTGGCGCTCGAGAAATAGCCGAAACCAGCGTAGTAAACCGACCCGATCAGGACCTTGAAATAGTACCGGCTGGATGTGAACGACTTGGTTGCACCTGTGATGGTCGGCACCACGGACGATGGCTGGATATAGCCTTCCACGGATCCTGAAATGGTGGTGCATTCGCTCCAGCCATCAACAAATCCGTTGAATGCTGTGGTCGGTGCGGTTGCAACCGGCGTGTTCTGCTCGATTGAAATCGTGCCGTTCAATATCGAAGTGAGTGTGGTCGGGATTGTCCCGTTGGCGGGGTCAAGTGCGTACCCGAACCACTGATAGGAGACACGCTGGCCTGCGTAATTACGCAAACCAGCACCGGTGAATACGGTGTTCGTATAGGCTATGCCGGGCATGGTGTCACCTCAAGTGTATGGCCAAACGGATGGGGTAGCCCATGTTGCGGCAGGGTCGAAACCGTAGAAAAACAGGGTTGCAACTGCGGATGTCCAGAAGTCAGCGTACTGATAGACGCGGTTTTTATAGGAGTCGTAGTTGTTTGTCGTGTAAAGGTTAGGATACAGTCCGGGGGGCTGTCCGGAGGGGTCTGAGCCGTTACTAGTGAGCATCGGAGGGCGATAGGTAGCCCATCCGTAACTCGTCTCTTTCCAAGAGATGTTGATCGTGCTGTTTGCTGCGGCCGATGGTGTGATCGGAATTAAATTCCAGTCGCGATCTTTGGCAGTGAAATGGTGGGTGATTTTATATCCCATGATTCCGAGTGGAGAGATGGCCGATTCAACGTCCGAACCCTCATACAACAGTGATCCGGCAGGCCACTGAACCGTGTCGTGCAAATTGATCTTTCCACGCAACGACCTCATTAATGAGAGGTTGACGCGGTTTGAAGCGACCCACGGATATTCGATCGTGATCGAATCCTTTGGCTCAATTAATGTCTGGCCCTTTGAGAGCGGGTAGATTGGCAGATAAGACCAGGTTGAATTCGCCCAGGTGGTCGTGTTGGCGGGCGTAAACTGAGTGATCACGTCAATTCCACTTTTACCTGGTGTATCCAGCGGCCAAGTAGAACTAGTGATATTACTCCCAGTGTATCGCCGTGTATCCTGAATAAAATATCCAGTCCGATCAGCTCCCATCTCCTGAAATTCACCGGTGCCGTTCACCGAAACATAGGCGCAATTGATGCCGAAACAGTTCACCGGTTTCAGCATCCACTCGACATCGACGATACAATTCCCTGCGTTTTCAATGATGTTTTTTGCTGTCGAATTGCCTGTCCACAAGCCATCGTTGGAGTTGCCTGTCAAGGTGTCCATCGAATAGGCGTTGAAATCGTTGAGCGGTTTGATCGTCATTCGTTGGGCGGTTAAACCGTCCACCAGTGAATGCTCGATTTGCTCTTTATAACTGTACGCGGGTGATGGTGTTCCGATCGTCGCATTTGCAGCGGCCAGGAACCGTCCTGCGGGGTCGATCAGGTTGCGTGCCTGTAGGATTGTCAGCGTGCTGTAAGGGGCACGCCAGCGGCCTGAATAGGTCAGCGTGTTGGCTTCACCGCTGTACCCAAAGCCGTCCGTATGCGGTATCCAGCCTTCAAATATCATCATAGGATTCCGCCTCCGGTTTTAGGTGTTGCAAGTGTGGCTTTATTGGTGACCGGTGCTGCTCCGGTGTCTTTAGGCGTGGTGTTGACTGCAATTTGTTGCATCACGGCCAACTGTTTGTCTGGTTTTTGAGCGAACACGCCAGACAACAGCGAGTTGAAAGCGGAGGAACTGGCTTTCATGGATGTTGCGGCGGGTGCATTCATGCCGAGGGCACCGGCACCGCTCAAAGACGGTGTGGAGGCGGTGAACTTGTCCTTCAGGTCGCCCACCTGAGCGTCGAACGATGCCTTGGATGCAGCAATGCGTTCCGAGGCAGCTGCGTTGTCGTCGTAGATCGCTTGCTTGGCACCGCCCATGTCCTGTTTGGCGACCAGGCCAAGACTTAACTTGTTTGCAACAGCGGTGAGCGTCTCCCAGATGGTCAGCAGGGCGAGTGCGATGCTGTTGGTGATCAGTGTCCATGTGTCGGCAGGATTAGCCAGGAACGCGGCCACTTGTGCGGCATAGCCTGATACGGTGGTTAATGCTTCCGTCAGTGCATTTACGATCGGCCCGATAAGAGCGTCGGCAGCAAGTGCGATGTATGAAAACGCGGTGTAAATGTTTTCGCCCAACTTCTTAAATGCACCACCCTCAGCCACTTTCATGATGGTGTCCATGAATCGGCCACGGAAATACTGAAACGCTTGCCCCACAATCAATAAATCCTGACCCACCCGAGTCGATGCGGCGGTGGTCTTGGTGTCGGATGCCCGCCCAAGGTTGGCGAAACCGTATT